TGAGAATGTTGGAGACATACACCCGGAGATTCAACAACTGATTAAACGGGGGGTTATCACGCACCAAGCGGCGTCGTTGCTAGACCCGGTTGCCGATGCTTATATCTTTGGTTTTTTGCGTCGGAAGTTGGAACAGAGTGGCGTTGACGTAAAGGAACTATCGCTGGACGAATTCCACGGCATGTTGCAGCGCGACCCGATTCCGCTGTCCGATGCTGAGAATGCGTCGATAGCGTTTGCAAAGAAGTGGGGCGGCCAATACGCCCGTACAGTTGCCGAACGTGCCGCTGGCCGTGCCGTTGCCAAACTTGCAGAGATTGACACTGAATCGTTTTTGGCGGATCAAAAGGGCAACTTCATTGGTGAGTCTACCGCCGAAGCCTTGAAAGACAGGTGGAGTCCCGATTCACTTGCCGCCCGTCTTCGCGCAGAATCCGGCGATAACATCACCGATTGGGATAGGGTTGCCGCCACGGAAATTCAGAACGCCGTCGAAAATGGCACGGCTGACGATATTCAGCAATCTTTCGGTGGCGACCCGCTGGTTGCAAAAGAAGTCAATCCCACGGCTTGCGAATACTGCAAGAAAGTATACCTCGATGACCGTGGATTCCCGAAGATATTTAAGTTGTCAGAACTTCGCGCTAACGGCGATAACATCGGGAAAAAGAAAGAGAATTGGCTGCCGGTTGTAGGCGTAGTCCATCCAAATTGTTTTTGCAGTCTAATATACATCCCGCAAGGATTTGGTTTCAACGACGCTGGCGAACTGACCAAAATCACCTAGTCCACAAGCCCTAACTGTATCAAAAAGATACACCTTCACTTGCACAACTGCACAAACTCGGTAAATTCAATATAGGCGTATTGCTTTCAGCGGCGGTATGTGTTATGGCCGGAACGCAAAACATATCCGTATCGGAGCCTAAAAAGGTAGACCTGCTGTTTCAGCCGGAGCGCCTTGCTGCACCTAAAGGCAAGGGCGCGGCAAAGAAACTGTGGTTTAAGGGCTTCGCGTCCACGGAAGCTGTCGATCAACAGGGTCAACGTGTTTTGCAAGACGGCCTTGACCTTTCATACTTCCTGAAAAGCGGCTGGTTCGATGACGGGCATTCAAAACTAGCGAAAGACGGTTTGGGTAGACCGACCGTTGCGGAAGTTCGCAAGTTGCCGAATTCTGATAAGCTCGGTTTGTACGTTGAAGGCTACCTATACGACACACCGAAGAATCGTGAACTCTACGATCTGATTATGGCCGTAGAGGAAGCGGGCGATACCGGCGTTATCGGTTTTTCGGTGCAAGGCCCTGTTACTGCGGTTAAGGGCGCAAGGGGCGAGATTATTGCCAAGGCGCTTGTTCGCAACTGCGCCATTACGCGCAATGCGGTTAACACCGAAACGTACATTCAAGCAATGCGGAAGTCGCTTTGTGAAATGAATAAGGCGCTTGATGCCGCTGTCAATGGTGGAATGGTTGCCGGATACCCGGAGCCTTCATATACGGGCGGGGGAACTGCCGCCCCGTTGTTTAAGCAGTCTCTATTGTCTACTGGCGCGCACGGTTCCGATAAGGCGTCAGGGAGGAAAAGGAAAATGAAGAACCCGTTTTCACAGGCCGAATGGGACGGTTTGACCGAAGAAGTCCGCAATGCGTGGCTTAACGCGGCTCAACTGTCTGGCTGCGAACTGACGTTTGAAGCCGAAAGTGTCATGCAGAAGTCGCTTGGCGATTGCACCGATGAAATGGTCAAGGCGCTGTCCGACGTTAAGGCTACGCTTGAAGATGGTGGGCAGATCGCCCAATTCGACGTAGCGCAACTTGGCGCGATGGACGAAGCGTTTAAGAGCCATACCGACGCGGTTATTGGTGTCCGTGCTGAAATGGCGAAGTCCATTGAAGTGCTTGGCAACCATAACGAAATGATCAAAGAGAACGGCGAAATGGTCAAGGCGCTGGACGCGAAGTTTGACGCACGTATCGCCACGCTGGAAGCCTCGTTTGCCGACATGATGAACCAGGTCATGGACGCTGTCCGTCGGCCGTCTATGACCAAGTCTGTTGGCGCGATGGACGCTGCCGCTGTTGTGCCGAAGCCGGGTGAAGACCTTGCGAACGGCGGAACGATTGACCAGATCGACCAGAAGGAAGCCTGTGCCGTCATTAAGAAGGCGTTTGACGCCGAAGTGAACGACAACAAGCGCCTGAGCCTGAAAGCCATGTACGACGCTGCCACGTTTGGCGGCTTCAAGGGTACGCGGGAACAGCTCGAAGCAAGGATAAAGGCTGTTTAATCACGGCCTCTTACGGAGGAACTCAAAATGGAAAATGGATTCGTATTCGGACTCGATGACAGTTGGAACATGAACGGCGTTTACCAGCCGAAGGATTTTGCTGGTTTGCCCGATCTTAACGCGCTTGGTGAAATTCAGAAGTCGATGACGGCTGGACATCCGGCGCCGACTTACAGTGGTGGCGGTACTGCATCCCCGCTGTTCAAGCAGGAAATCGTCGATCAGCTTTTCATGCAGTGTGAAACCGAAAAGCTGGTTAAGTTCTTCCCCGAAGTGTACAAGAATACCGAAGCCGCGAAGAACACCGTTATCGAATACCGCAAGCAGACCAGCGTTGGTTCGGAATTCGCGGACGTGTTTCAGGATGAAGCGAGCGCGGGCCAAGTGATTGACTCGGAATTCGCCCTTGCCTACACGAAGATGCGCTGGATCAGCGAAAAGCGGGCCGTGTCTCTGCAAGCCGCTCTTGTGCAGGATCTGGTTGGGAATATCGGCGGTGCCGTTGCCAAGGCTATGGCCGATGCGTCTTCGCACATTTCGATCCGCCTTGAGGATGCGATGTTCCACGGCGATTCGACGGTCAATACCCGTTCGTTCGACGGCCTGAAGCGTATCGTTACGGCCAACAACGCCTCGTGGCAGGTTATCGACAAGCGCAACACCCCGCTGCTGCTTGAAGACATCGGCAATGGTCAGGAATCCGTGTATGACAACGTGTACGGGCGTATCCCCACGAAGCTGTGGACTGCCCCGCGCACCGCGAAGATGCTTGCTGATGAACATGGCGACAGGGTTAAGGCGTTCTACAACAACGGTCAGGCGATTCCGCCCGTTGGTGGACAGTCGCTTTCTACCTACGTTACTCAGCTTGGCGCTGTGAACGTGGACTACTCGTTCTACCTGTCCGCGGCCCGCAAGAAGCTGGTTCACACTGTTGCTACGCACACCACCGCCCCGGCCACCCCGACGATTACCAGCGCTGTTCCCGCGCCTGATGCCGCGTCCAAGTTCACCGCTGCCGATGCCGCCGATTACGTCTACAAGGTTGTTGCCATTGGTGACTCCACGAAGCTCGGCGCGTCAGCCCCCGTTTCGTCCAACGCCACGACCGTTGGCGCTGGCGAGAAGGTCACTCTGACTATCGCTGCTGATGACAATACTGGCGTCACGTTCTACAACGTTTACCGCCACCTGAAGGGCGAAACGACTTGGTATCTGATCGGTCAGGTTGCTTGCACCGCTGGTGCGCCAAGCACGTTTGTTGACTACAATGAAGAAATCCCCGGTTGCGCGGATGCTTACCTGTACCAGCCGTCTGCCGAAGTCCTGCAATGGCGTCAGATGATGCCTTACAGCATGATCAAGTTGCCGCAGGTTGACTTGCGGCAATACTACGCCTTTGCGATGTTTGGAACGCTGATTTGCCCGATCCCGGCCATTCTGCGCTTCAAGAACCTCAAGGTGTCGTAGGTCGAATAAAACATGACGGGCGGGGCTTCGGTTGAAAGATTGAAGCCCCGCCCCGATTGGGAGTAAAGATAATGGACAGAATACGCCATAAGACGTTGCGCAGCACGTTGCTTGTTGTGAGCGACACGCCCCGCAAAGTAGACGATGATGGGTACGTTTGCGATCTGACGGAATACGAATTTGCGAAGTGTGCCAACATTCCGTACTGCTTCGATGTTGTGCCCGAAGTTACTGAATTCGTAAAGGTTGCCGAAGAAGACGAAGGATCGAATGAATCTGTTGACGCCGTTGCCAATGAAGACAAGCCCGCACCGGCAAAGCGTGGGCGTCCTGCTGGAAAACGGTAAGGGGTAAATCATGGCTGACGCGGACAGAAAGACAGAAAGGCACATCGCGAGTTACTTGAATGAAGCCCTTGCGCGTGACGTAGGTGCTTTGGTGACGGTAGCGGGCGCGGTGAAGCCGGTTTACGTCGCCACGCCGATCAATCTGACTGCCCTTGAAAACGACCCGAATACGACTGCCCCTGCCGCTGCAAGAATCATTGTTGCTGGCGACCTTGACCCGACGAAGGTCGTCACGTCAGTATCGGTTTTTGCGGCTTACACTGGCGCTACGGGTGCTACCACATTCCGCGTTTGGGTTCGTTCGGGGCTTACGACTCCGGCTTGGGTTCCGCTTGGAATCCTATCGTTTGCGGGAACTGATGCGGACGTAGAACAGACAGTTGCGGTTGGCAACAGGTCGGTGTTCATTCAGGCGCTTACTGGCGTCGACACTACGCCGGTCAACCTCTATTACGCGGTGGCCTAACCCCACCGTAAAGGTGTGATGATGGCATACCGTCTTGCTATTCCATTCACGGCTGAGTGGCTTATCAAAGGATTCCTGACGGGCCTTGACCTGACGGATGATGATGGTAGATTCTACCCGCCCGAAGTGTTTGATTCCGCGATAACGAGCGCGATTGCGTGGGCTGAAAGTATCCTTGCGATACGCATCCACAAAGAAACGGTTGTTGCCAGAATCGACGCATCGGGTTCAAGCCTGTACGAATTCCCGCCGATTAAACTGCCCGACGCATTCATTAACAGCGTCAGTGAAGTGAATTGGAAGTTGGGTAACAGTCAGACTGTTTTACCGTGGCCGATAGACTGGTTCGTAAGGCGCGGCAACGTGCTGCAAATGATTCCCGCCGCAACGGGCAATAGTCAACAGAATATCACGAATTACCCGCTGTACGCACAAGCTATAAACCTGATGAATTCGGGCACGGCTGCATTGTGGGAAGTGACGTACATCGCGGGTGTGGAAACGTCCGGCGTCATTGACGCATTCACACAAACCGTTGCGACAAGCGCGGGCACATGGACGCCGAATTTTTACGTTTGGGATGAACTGACAATCACGCTTCCCACGGCTGCTACCGTAGAAAGGACGTTCAAGGTTTACGGTTGGCGCAAAGAAGACGGCAAGCCCTTTGACGGTGAATCGCGGCTTAACGTCATGTACGACGCCGAAACCGTCACGATACCGATTGGCGCAACATCGGTAACGACACAAAATGCATGGTCGCAGGTTACGCGGGTAACGTGGACGGGATGGACACAAGCGCCGGTTGCGAACATTACAATGAGCGGTTGGGATAACGACCCGTCCGGCATTGACATTGATCGTGACCTTATGGCCCTGATTGGCAAGTATGCGTCTATCCACATTCTGAACACAGCCGGTGACTTGATTATCGGTGCCGGTATTGCCAACAAGAGTACATCGATTGACGGAATATCTGCGGCGGTTGGCACTACATCAAGCCCGACGAACGCCGGTTATGGTGCCCGCATACTACAACTGCAAAAGGAAATCAAGCAGCTTGAACCGATACTGTGGAACAAATACCACGGGTGCATGATGGCTGCGTGGTAAGGGCGGGTTATTAGACATGGTTGACTATCCTGTATACAACCCCTATCCGATTTGGTGGCCGTCTAAGAACCGGATACCGACAATGCAACCGACATTTTCGGTTGAACAGATCCAATCGCAAGGCGTTTGGATTCGGTGGGAGTCTGCGTCAAGGTGCCCGTGTACAAAGTTGAACGGTAGGCACGGCGCAGATATTGATTGCGAGGCTTGTAACGGTACGGGTTGGATTTTCCACACACCGCAGGATACGCAAGCCCTGATACAGTCTGCTGAGTTTTCTCCGAAGATTTACAATCAGAATATGGTGTTTGAGCCTGGTACACTTTTCTTTAGTGCCAGGTCGGAACATTGTCCGACATTCATGGACAGAATCACGGTGTTGGAAGGCCGGATGCGTATATCGATGCTCCGAAGCCGCCTTGCTGAAAGGGCCGTGTTAGTGACCGACGATGCGCTTGAAACCCTGCCATTCCCGATAGTGTCAAAGACAGTTGTGAAACAGTCAACGAGCGGCGACGGGCGCGGTGGCATAGATGACTATGACCTTGATGTTGTGTATCTGCGAAGCGTAGAGGCTGGCACAAACACGGTTGGCGCTGTACTGACGGAAGGTGTTGACTTCACCGTTGATTACAACTCCGAAGGCTTGGGCCAACTGAATTGGGCCGTTGGCGACCTAAAGAACGACGGACACGGCCACAGCACGTCTATCACGCCGAATGTTGGCGACACGTTCACCATAACGTACTACACTATGCCGATTTATCGGGTAATTGACTTCCCGCATTCGATTAGAAACACGATGGACAAGAGCAAAGATGTTGGCGGGCGCAACCTATCGATGCCGATTCAGTTCAAGGGTAGCCTAATATCCGATTTGCGCGAGTTGTTTGAGGAATAGCAACGTGCCGAAGTTTGCCGCAACGCCTGATGGAAGCATAAACCTTATGGACAAGGATTCTATCCTTGAAGCTATGGGTTTGTCGCAGAAGAAAACAAACAAAAAGGTGTTGGAGCTTGCACACTTAGGGCGGGCAAAGTGGATTCGTTTGGCAAAAGAACGGCTGCATACCTCGCTGCGCGAATATCAGAACGCGATTCAGGTTGTTCAACAGGGGCAAGACGGCTCCGCAAGCGTGGATTTGGTTGGCGGATTCCCACACAGGATTGAGTGGGGCGGTTCCGCCTATGATATGCGAAAATACGCATTCAATCTTCGCGGTGGCAAGGGCACGATAAAGAGCGGGCCGAATGGCCGGTATCGGGTGATTCCGTTCCGTGTTTCGTTTGGTGGTTCAGGGATGTCGATACCGTTGGCGGGCGCGGCTTATGCTAAGAAGTACAACCCGGAGATTTCGGAAAAACTTCGCCGCGAAGCTGCTGCATTGCTGAAGCGCCTTGAAAAACCCCAAAAAGGTGGCAAGGTGTCCGTCCAAATGATGCGAAAAGACGGACGAATGCAGACCGTTGTACGGGGGGCGTCAATACCGGCTAATGCGGGCGGCATACCCCTCAAATCGCACCACAGCGCGGGCCTGTTTGCCGGTATCCAACACTTCAAAACGGTTGGCAGTAAGGACAACCAATTCAAGATGTTCCGCACCATATCGGAAGGTGTTGGCGCGGGCACAAGTTGGATGTACCCGGAAACCAAAGGCCGCAAACTGCTTGACCAAGTTCAAGAGTACATTGCCGGGATAGCGAAAGACTTTCTTGTTGAATTGATCGAAAAGTAGGAATGGTGAAAATATGTCGATAAAGCTAGGCTCCGCAGACTTCGCCGTACAGGTAATACTCAGGGCGTGGTTTGAATCGCTTAAAACCGATTCGCAAGCGTGGGAGAATGCGCTGTACAAGTTCCCCGACGACATAGTTGCAGACACAAGACAAATGTTTCTGAAAGCCAAAGAGCCGATTGACGTAATATCGGGATTCCCCATTTCCGACGTCAGACCGCCGATAATATCCGTTGTAATGCTTGGCGAAACGCCGGAAATAGAATACATGGGCCAAATGGAAGGCTTGTATCAGTCAATGGGCGAAGACCCTGTTGAACAACTTGGCAACATAACGAGGCCGCAGATTGGCATTATGTTTGTTGCTCCGAATCGTAGGGGATACCCGCAGGTTATGGCCGAATTGGTGAAGGTTGGCTGCATGATAGCGCAGAAGGCTATGCTAAACGCTGGCTTTATGGACATGAAATTCGAGTCTGCAACTGACCTTAACCCCGAAGACCTGTACCTGCCGCAAGAGTGGTGGATACGGGCCTATACATATTCCGTGATGGAAGAAAACTTGGCAAGGACGGCGATTAGCAGCGAGTGGGTGTCTTCACTTGTGAAAGTGGCACTTGCGGCTATATTAAATATGGAGCCGTCGAACGGCGGCGGGATAACACCGGAAGCAAGTTAACTGCTTGCTCGCACGGAGGAAAAATCAGATGCCTTCATATATCATCAATTCCAGAGGCCAACGTCAGTACAAGCCTGGGGCGTCCGTTGGCTTTACAACGGCGCTTAGTTCTGCTATTTCGCTTGCGCCGAAAGGCATTGTTGCGATTCTGTTTGAAGCGAGCCGGGGTGGTGAACCCCTGACGGTTACGGAGATTACATCCGGGCCGCAGTTGACCGCTTTGCTGCCTGCCGACATGGCTTCGCTTTGGTCAAGAATCCTGTTTACGCCGGGAAGCGACAGCACACGGACAAAGGGCGGCGTTGCCAAGGCTTTGCTGGTTCGCGTGAATCCCGCAACGCAAGCATCGTTGAATCTGCTTAAAGCCGATGCCCCGCAGATCAAGATTAGCGCGGCTGATTGGGGGCTTTACGGCAACCAGATTCAGTGTAAGGTTGAAGACTCTGGCACTACGTTCACCGCGAAACTTGGAACGGATGAGTATGTGGTTTCCGGCGGCGACCTGCCTATGATGTCTTTGCTTTACACCCCGCCCGATGCCGTTCCGGTTGGATGGGCTGTTACCGCCATGACGGGTAAATTTGACCCGAACGCGGCTGACGGCGACCCCGGCTTTGAAGTGAAGTACGCATTTACCGGCCCGCAGGATGCCGATGGCAAAGACCCGCGCACTTGGATGGCGTTTGACGGGCCGATTACGGTTGCGATTGGCGAACAAACGGCTGGCGCATCCCGTGACTTCATATTCACCGGCACGTTGAAGGTTGCTTACGGTGCAAAGGCGGCTGGCGATACCGATACTGAAACCCTGACAGTTGCATCGGGAAGCAACGCGACTACCGTTCGTTCGTGGTCGGAAGTCACGCTGATTAACCCGCCCGACGTTCTGGACGGCGACGCGACGTACTCCGGTAGTTCGTTCGTCCTGCCGATCAATACTGTTGACGGCGATCCCGAATACAACACCATTACGAAGGTTTTGGATCGCATCAACCAAAAGGCGGCTCGCGGTTACACGGCTGCTGCTTTGACGGCTGACACGGCTTTCAATGTTACCGACATGGACTCCGACGCTTCGCCGGTATCCGTTACGACAATCCACGAATTCGACGCGAATCTGTACGACCTTATCGAGGAAATCAATGCCAATGCGCTTATCGTGACGGCGGAACGTGTTGCGGCTGCTGTCGGCCTGCCTGACGACGTGGCGTACACGAATCTTGCGAACGGCGCTGATAACTTCGCATCCACGACCGATACCGATTGGACAAACGCACTTGTGGCGCTGGAAGATCAGGAATGTAACGAGATTATCCCGATAACCACGTCCGCAAGTGTTAACGCGCTTGTGCTGACTCATTGCCTTAACATGACCCTTAACGGCCTTGGCGAACGTAGTTGCTCGCTGGCAGTTCCCGCGAATACGCCGAAGGGTAGTTCTGCCGGTCAACTGTACGCGTTGTCGCTGGCCCTGAATAGCAGGCTGGTTTCGCTTCACTGTCAGACTGTTGATTTTTACAACGAATCTGGCGTTGAAACGACCTATGACCCGTACATTACAGCCATGATTACAGCGGCGTTGGAAGCTGGCCGCGACCCGAACTATGGCATTACCAATGCGACGGTCAACGGTATTATCCGCTTCAACGACTATCCGGGTGCGGGCGCAACCAACTGGACTGTCAAAAATGATGCCGAAGCCCTGATTGAACACGGGTACTGCCTGCTGTCGAATTCGAAGAAGGGTATCCGGGTTCTGCGCGGCAATACCAACTACCACGGCGTTGAGGAAGCGTATTCTTCGCGTGTTGCTGTTGAACTACAACTCCGGGCTGCTACCACGTTCCGCGAAACGATGGAAGCAGTCATGGGTACACTGACGCTGGTTCCCCCGGCGATTATCAAGGGCTTGGCCGCTGATACGCTGGACGCGATGATTAAGGCAAAACTAATTGTCGCTTGGGATGCCAACTCGCTTGTGCTGACCGAATCGGGCGCGCATACACAGATCAATGTGGCCGTGCAACTGCCGGTTGAAAGACTTTGGGTAACGATCACAATCGGGCTTCGGGTTTAACCGAATCCGCGTGACGGAGGGTACTTATTATGGCAAGTGACATTACCAGCCTTAATGGATTCTCAGGCGCAAGGGCCGAAATCTACGTTGGCGACAAACTGATTGGCCGCGCACAGGGTATTAACGGCACATACTCCATTACCAACATCGGTATCGAGGAAATGGGCGAAGCGACCCCGACTGCGTTTATCACGGTTGGATCAAACGTCAATTTCACGGTGCAGAAGGTTAGCAAGATTGGTGACGATCCGATGTCCGATGGCTTGCTGCCTGACATGAACACGGAAGCCCTGATTACGTCGGCGGACATGGTGTTTCAGGTCATTGACAAAATGACCAACACCGTGAAGTATCGCATTACCGGATGCAGGCCGGACGGCGCACAGAGCTTTGGCGCAACCCCGCGTACCGTGTTTATCGACGGTATGTCGTTTGTCGGCACGGGATTCAGCACACGCGAAGCTAGGGCGTCCTAATCGGTGCTAGGCTTCATTTTGAAAACCAATAGTAGGAGAATTGTACATGAACAGGGTTAACGGACTCAACAGTATTGCCGGTACCGAAAGCAAGCCCTTGACTATGGCGGAAATTGCAGAAGACGCGCCGGTTAAGACGGAAGGCGAAATTGAACCGGATGAAATAATCCTTGACGTTGAATGCGTGGACTGCAATGGCGTGGCAAGATCGGGAGCTTTCATTCTGCGATGGATAAAGAATAGCGACATTAGCCAGATCGAAAAAATCAAGGTTAGCCTAGCGGGTGGCAAGCCCGTTAACCTTTTCACGAATGCCGCCGTTCATTGGATGCATGCGATTGCAACATGTTCGTGGATGTTCCGCAAGGGTAGCGGCAGTAACGGTACTGACCCGGCACCAGCTTGGTTCTACGCATCCACAAGCGATGATTTACCGATGGATTTGTTCTTTGAACTGTCCGACGCCATACAGGATCATAGCGAGCGTTACTTTCGACGAAACCCTGACACGGGTAAAATTGAAGCGGGCCGGGGTATGGTCAAGGTTGTACGACAAAGTTTCAAGGGATAACCAAATACCCGAAGGCGACCTATCGCCGGGTAAAGCCCTTGAATTATATTGGATGTCCTTGTCTGATAAGGACTTTCAACAGATACTAGATCAGATTGAAAATCAGGCTGCTTCCCGCGACGGCCTTGCGGATGACGATTGGGTGAAGGAATTTGACCGCGAAAAGGCGGTAGCTGC